AGGGCGGGCTGGTCCGTGATACTCCGGGACAATTCGCTAAAAGCACAGGTCAGGGGCTTGCGGGGGCCGCGCGGGCCCGCGCGGCCGCGGTCGGCCCCGCGCGGGTGGGTCGGCTCCCCGCGCGGGGTCCCCGGACAAACGCACTGGTCACAGCGTTACGCCGGGAACCCGGTCCCGGGCTCGAGTGGCTCGAGCCGCTGGGCCACCCCGAGAGAGAGAGGTTCTGTCATGCCCATCCGAGCGCCGGCCGGTAAACCGCCTGGTCAGGCGGTTAATCGGCATCCCCGGCTTGAGTTCGTCGAGGTTCCGCGCCGGCCACGACCCCCGGCTCGCCGGCTACCCCAGCGGCGAGTTTCGGCTGGGCCCACCCGAACGGACCGCCGCGGTCACCCGGTCCGGGACGCCCAGCCGACCGACTGGCCGGAGGGGGCCGTCGAGACCTGGACGAACTGGTCGCGGATGCCCCATACGACGCTGTGGTCGGAAACCGATTGGCAGTTCGCGGTCGAGTCGCTTCACGTCGCGGCGATGGCGATTGAGAGCCCAGACCCGCGCTGGTACACCGAACTTCGCCAGCGGGAGAAGATTATGGGAACGACGTTCGACGCGCGTAGGGACCTTCGTATCCGCTACGTCGACCCACCGAAACCGGACGAGCGCGAAGTCGTGACGCTGGATGCTTACCGCGCAATCTGAGCTACTTCTTCCCGGTTACTGGGTCGACCAGGCTAGCGGCGCCTGGTGCTCGGCGCCGTGGCCGGACGCCCCCGACGCGAGGGTCGAGCTTGCTCGCCGGTCGCTGGGTCCGCAGATCATCGACTGGTCCGAGGGTCGTTCTGGGGCACCGGGATTGACCGATTACCAGACCGGCCGGCCGTGGCGCTGGACGCCGGGTCAGAAACGTTTTCTCGTGCTGTGGTATTTGGTCGACGCCGACGGGCGGTTCGTTTACAGGTCGGGGGTGGTTCGCCGCGCGAAGGGCGGGGGGAAGGACCCGCAGGCCGCGGCGCTGGCGAATTGCGAACTACTGGGTCCGGTCGAGATTTACGACGTCGACGATGACGGTCACCCGGTCGGGCAGCCGCGGGGATTCCCACTGGTGCAAGTGTTGTCGAACTACGAGGGGCAGTCGCGTGACGTTCTTCGGGTCGCTAACGCTATGTGGTCCCGGGAGGCCCGGGACTGGTACGGGCTCGATCCCGGGGAGACTCGGACAGTCGTCAAGGAGTCCGGCGCCCGGTTTGAGATACCGCCGAGTTCTGAGGCGTCCGGTGAGGGTGACCCGGTTACCGCGGTCGTGTTGAACGAGACCCACCACATGACCGCGGCGAACGGGGGTGCGCGGGTCGCGGCGATGGGACGCAGGAACGCGGCGAAGTCCCCGAGTCACATTCAGGCCCGACTCGTCGAGTTCACGAACGCGCACCAGCAGGGAAGCGAAAGCGTCGCGGAGGCGTCGTTCGCTGCTTGGCAGGGGCAGCAAGTTCCGGGATACACAGGGCGGCAAGACATTCTGTACGACAGTATTGAGGCGCCGCTGTCGACCGAACTTATGTCCGAGGAGTCCCGGATGTCGGGTATCGGAGCGGCTTACATGGACGCCCCGTGGATCGACCGGCGCCGGATTAACGACGAGATTTGCGACCGCAGAACGAGTCTCGCTGACAGTATTCGCTACTATCTGAACGGTCTGGGCGCGGAGGCGGAGGCTTGGGTGGCGCCGCCGGCGTTCGACGCGCTCGCGTCCCCGGACACGGTGGTCGCCGACAATGACCGGATCGCAATGTTCCTGGACTGCAGTAAGTCTCAGGACGCGACCGCGCTGGTTGCTTGCCGGCTCGAGGATATGTACTGCTTTGTTCCGTTCGGGGACGCTATCTGGCAGCGGCCGCACGGGTGGCCCCGCGCGAAGCCTTGGCTCGTTCCCCGCGAAGAAGTCGACGCGAAAGTCCGGGCTTGCTTCGACCGTTACCAGGTTTGCTGGTTCGGTGTCGACCCGTCACCGGCGAAAGACGAGTCCGCGGAGCATCTGTACTGGATGCAGGTTATCGACGGCTGGCACCGCGACTACGCGAAGAAGCTCCCAGTGTGGGCGACGGGCGGCCAGATCAAAGGGTCAAGTGTCTTGTTTGATATGCGGCTTAGCACTTTTGGCGCGAAGGAACGCAATCAGGCTTTTACGCTGGCCGCGGAGCTGGTCGCGCGGTGGGTCGACGAGGAGGGGGAAGCCGGCCCGCTACGCCACGATGGGCACCCGGTTCTTCGGACTCATGTTCACAATGCTCGGCGCCGCCCGAATCCGTGGGGGATTTCGTTGGGGAAGGTGACCCGGGACTCGAGCAACCTGGTCGACGCCGCGGTCTGCATGGTGGGCGCGGTCATGGGTGCCCGGATTGCGTTGAATAGCGGGAAGTTACGGAAACGGGGCGGTAAGGGCAGGACGGTGATAATGCGGTGAGGTGCCGTAAGGCTATGGAGACCACTCCTAAAGGCTGGCTCACGGTTAAACAGGGTGCCCGCGTAAACCCGGCCTCAGTCGAGGCTGCGCGATGATCGACCGGTTCATTAACAGTCTCGCCGAGAAGGTGACCGTCGCCGTTATCGGCATGCTCGAGCGCCGGCTACCCGAGATTATCGCGACGGTCACTCAGGTCGCGGTACGGGAAGTGTTGCAGCGGTTGAACATTCCGCAGCTGCCGGATTCGCAGCTTCGCGGTGTCGTCGGGGACGTGTTGTCCCGGTTGGGAATACGGCGATGACCGAGTTGCAGTCCGTTCAGATCGTCGGGGAGAGAGTTCAGGTCGGGAACACACTGCTCCCGAACTATATCGAGAGGGGCAGTGTAACCGTTACGCCCGGTGGCCGCTATGACTGCAACCGGCTAACGGTTACGTTCATCGTCGGGAAGGTCGACATTTCCGATCCCGGGCAGATCGCGTGGGATACGTTGCGGGAGAAGGGATTGTCGTGACTGTTGCTATCGCGCTCCCGGAACTGTGGCTCGACACCGACCTGCTTGACCTGATAACCGAACTCGAGAACCGGCTGGCCGCATACCAGCCGGCGAACGCCGACAAGGCGACGTACTACGCGGGCAAGCAGTCGCTGAAAGATTTGAACATCGCGATACCGCCTATGCTGCGGAACATGACGGCGGCTATCGGCTGGCCGGCGACCGCGGTCGACGTCGTCGAGGAGCGGCTGTCGCTGCGTGGATGGAACAGTCCGGGAACCGATTTCGGTCTCGACGCCGTGTTTACCGATAATGATATCGACGTGCAGTCCGGGCTTGCGCACTTGGACGCGCTGATTTACGGGACGGCGTTCGTCGCGGTTTCGTCGGGTTTGGAGGGGGAACCGGACCCGCTTATTACGGTGGAGTCTCCGACCACGATGACCGCTATGTACTCGCCGCGGACGCGCCGGGTCGAGGCGGCATTGTCCATCGTTCCCGACGAGTCACCGACCGGGGTCGTCCACATTACCAGTGCCACACTGTATTTACCGGACGAGACGCTGGTTCTGGGTCGAAGTACGGAGGGGTCGCCGTGGGTCCTCGAGGACCGCGACGAGCACCGGCTGGGCCGGGTTCCGGTGACTCAGTTGATTAACCGCCCCCGGGCCGGCGACATGAACGGGCACTCGGAGATTACGGAGACCGTTAAGTCGTACACCGACGCGGCGATGCGAACCATCGCGGCAGCCGAGGTTGCCCGCGAATTTCACGCCAGCCCGCAGAGATACGTTCTCGGGGCACCGGAGTCGTTCTTTATGGACGAAGAAGGACACCCCCGTCCGGCGTGGGAATCCTACCTCGGACGAATCATGGCGATAGAGCGCGACGAGTCCGGGGAGATACCCGAAGTCGGCCAGTTCCGCGGTAGTAACCTCGGACCATACTTTGAGATGATCCGAACCCTCTGTACTCTGCTCGCAGCCGAATCTTCAATCCCCGCACACTATCTCGGGTTCGTAACGGACAACCCGACGAGCGCGGACGCGATCCGGCAGTCCGAGGCTCGGCTGGTGAAGCGAGTCGAGAAGCGGCAGAACACCTTCGGAATGACGTGGACGGAAGTCGCAAGGCTGGCGATTATGATTCGTGACGGTTCGCTGCCCGAGGAGTTCGGTGTCGTTCGTCCGGAGTGGCTGTCGGCGGCGACTCCGACGAAAGCAGCCGACGCCGACCGGGTTATCAAACTGATTCAGGTCGGGGTGCTCGACAAGGCGTCCGAGGTTGTCTACGAGGAGTTGAACTTTACTCCGGACCAGGTACGCCAGCTCAGAGTTGAGAACCAGCAGCGAACGGTGACCGAACTCGTTACGTCGCTAAATGAGGCGGCGGCGGCTGCTCGCGGAAACGAACGAGTCAACGAGATACGGCAACAGTCCGGGCAGGCGACAATGAGCGGGCCGATGCCCGAATGACGACACTCGGTATGCGCGACGCCCGTTCGTCGTACTCGGATGAAATCGAGGCACTGCAGATACTTCTCGAGGAGCTGGGCGACGCAGCATCGGCCGAGTTGATCGCCGAACTCGACGCCTACGGTGTACCCGACCACCCGATACCGGCAGCCGAGCGCGAAGGTCGCGGTCGCGGGTTTAGGGATGTTATTCAGCGGGTCCCGAAGATTACGCAACGGTACGCCGCCGGCGCCGGGGCGGTGACCGCGCAGTGGTACAACGACCTCGACCCGCGGTCGAAATACATGGCTATGCCTATGTTTTCGCTGCCCTCGGAGCAGATAGAGAACTCG